AAACACACACGCACCACAAAAACCCGTTAATAATAATGCACCCAATGGACTTGTTATAAATTCCCAAATACTCATATTATCACCTATATTCCTTTATGATATTATTTATATATATTCACGCCAATCAAACGATGCGTGAACATCTGAATTTGCTGCAATAGCTCGCATGATGATTGTCATACTCGTTGGATTTAATCCATCAATATCCAATCCTAATGGTATATTTTGTGCTCTTGCGAATTCATCCCTAACATCTGCACCACGTTGTCCTGTACCTGCTGGTATATAGCCACCACCCACAATATCACCACCAGAATAAGCTGAAGCTGAAACATCATATTGCATAGCAGAATTTACAGAAACATCTAACCATGATGCACCTGTTAGTGCGCTATTAAATAAAATCGCATATTCGGATGATTTGTTATCAGACATAACTTGATGACTAAGTTTAGCAATCATAACTCTATTGATTTTACTAAAATATGTTGATTTTGGTCTTATTGAAAGTATGGGTATCCACGTGCTTGGTGTAATACCAATGGGAACGTTTCCTGTTGTTATGATTCTTGGAGTACCACCCAAATCATAACCACCCTCACTGACAACAGTTGAACAGACTTGTTTCATTGTTGATGCTGATCCAGTAGGACCAACATTTTCTAATTCATATCTACATGGCAAACAAGCACCTTCCATATATGTAGAATCGATTTCATTAGCGAATGTATATTGATGAACGTATATGACATTACCACCAATATCTACACCAACACGTACACGACCTTCACCTAACCACTGTAAATCAGTTAAAAATATTTGTGATTTATCAGTTTGTAAGTTTATTCCTGAAGGACCATTACCATCAAGTTTATCTTGATTCCAATCTGTTTGTAAAACTTTATCATCAACAACAGAACCAGTAACAGATGATCTTAATACAACAGAAATACCATTTTCATCTTTTTCAAAAAATATACCATTACTATCATCAAAATAACCGATAGCAGATCTAACATTAGTCTTTGTTGGTCCTAACAATCCAGTCAAAATAGCAAAATGACTTTTACCTGGCTGATAAGGAAAATATTGTCGTGTCTGTCTGATAATCTTATCACCAGAATCTGTTCCTATTGATAATTCGTATGATGATTCATTTGGTAGATATGAACTTGATGCAACACCAACAATTTTCTCTACCCATATTTCATTAGGTATTTCATAATGAAAATGGTGTGAAAAAAGAGTTACCGGATTTCCTACACGTTGTCTACCAAACGAATCTACACCTGCACCTGGTGATGCATAACCACCAGTAGATAATAAACCACCATCACCACCTTCTCTATCTGGTTGATAAACAGATGATTTAGCCATTTTTAATATCCTTTAACATTTTGTTGCGTAAACAACAAAGTCATCTGTTCCATCTCTAACAACACGTGCATAATTTGGTGGTGTACTAAATTCGACGAGTGCATTTGGATTAGAGATATTGACATTTTGATAATCGTGCCATACTGCATCTGGATGAATTTTAACTTGAACAGTTACTGATGTTAAACCAGCAGCAAGCATTCCTTCAATTGAAATAAATCGTGGATCACTGAATTCAATTGACGTGTCTACATCATCGCCAAAAACAGTATTTGCCGGATCATATATTAATTTTGTTTTGGTTTCTGACATTTTATTATCCTATTATTTAACTTCCCAGTGCAATCGCCATGGCGACAGCAGTTGCATCCACTTCTTCCTGTGTGACACCGCCGCCAGCACCAACTTCAACTATTGATTCAGCACCATCATCTTTTTTAATGTATAGTTTACCATCATATGTATTTACACCAATTTCTCCAAGTTGAAGATCTCCGGTTGTAGGTACTTTTGCCGGAACAGCACTTCTTTTTAATTTTACTGTGTTTGCCATTAATTATTTCCTATTATCTAATAGTTCAAAATAGCGTATATACGCTTTATATATTTATAAGAATAAAAAAAGTCCGCACAAAGGCGGACTTTTAATTTACTTACATTTATTATTTAAGTATATTAGAAAGTACCGCCATCAATATCTTCCCAAGCAGGAACACCACCAGCACTAACAGCAAGAATCTTACCTTCTGCACCGATACCCAATTTAGCCAAGCTATCTGATGCATCTGAATACATCAAATCACCAGTCGTAAACGTGCTTTGACCTGTACCACCATATACTTCACCGATAACACTAGCGTTCCATGTACCAGTAACAATAGTACCTAATGTTGTGATTGATGTTTGACCTACATATGTTGGTGCAATATTAATATCATTTGCGTTTACTGTAATACGATCAGCAGTTCCCACAATATCTAGAGTGTTACCAGTTTTAGTTAAACCAGCACCAGCAGTAACTTGACCAGCACCACTAAATTGAGCAAATGCCAAGGCTGTAGTATCTAGTGTGATTGTACCTGTAGTTGTTAATACCCAGCCACTATCGGCATTTGAAGAACCCTCTTCAATGAATGTAAACATTCCCGGAGTAACTTCACCTGAAGGAGTATTATCTGCATCACTAGTACGTGTTAATACAAACGCAACACCAGCAGTACCTTCTGTTGTAACTTCATAGATACCGTGATCTGCGTGAGATGCACCTTCATCTTTAACTAAGATTCGATCACCTAATACGGTTGCAACACCATCAACAGTTAAAACACCAACCGCATTGGCTGTTAATGTAGCACCAAGTCCTGAACCAGCTTGTGTATATGCAGGAAGTGCAGCAGCAGTAGCAACACGAACAGATGCTTTAATATCAAGTCCTGATTGAATAGCATCTACATATGATTTTGTTGCAGCATCACTATCTTGAGAAGGAGTACCTAATCCAGTAACAGTGAATGTTTGCATATCAATATTACCAGAAAGTAGATTGCTTTCTGTACGTGCTTCTTCAAGTGTGACTTGGTGAGGATTGCCTGCAACATCAGCAATGTGATTATCTAATGCAGTACCATCTGCACTAACATCACGTCCGTCAACATTACCTGAAAGTGTAATATCAGTTACACCTGAAATTGCACCAGTATCACTAATAAGAACAACACTGTTTTGTAATAGTTTACCAGTTGTAAGATCAAAACGTGCAACAGCTTCATCTGTTGAACTTGCTGGACCGTTAACTTGATCGCCACTTTCAAGTTCTGTAATATCTTTCCATACAGCAGCACCCACAGTAGCATCTAAACAGATATATGCTTTATCATTAGTAGTATCAAGCCACATAGAACCAACAGCATAACCATCACCACTGTCTTCGTTAACAGTAGGAGCAGTTGTACCAGCCAAATTAGTTTTGATTGCTTCATATGCACCAGCACCAGTTTTACGAAGCATACCTTCTGCTTCACTGATATCTGAATCCATAACAGCGCCAGCAGCAGCAACATTTGTTGCGTCTGTTACATCTGCAAGTGCTTCAATACCACTTAATTTTGATACAGCAGCATCATCGAAAGCATTTGTGTCTGCTTCGCCTTCATATAACGATTTAATTTCAGCGCCTGTTTGGTCAGCAGTAGCGCCAGCTTCAATACCATCTACTTTAATTTGTAAGGCTGAACCAGCTAATCCCGCAGGAGTAAGTGCTCTTGTATCATCTGTACCAGTATCAGTTTCACCAACAGTTGCCAGCTCTACAATACCTTTAACAGTAAGTGATGCATCTGGTTCATCACCAGTGTTAGTTCCTGATATGTTACCTAGCTTAGTTTGTTCTGCATCAGTAAACGCATTGGTGTCTGCTTCGCCTTCATATAACGATTTAATTTCAGCGCCTGTTTGGTCACCTGTAGCGCCAGCTTCAATGCCTGCTAATTTTGTTACGTCTGTGTTACCACCAATTTTTGTAACATCAAGACCACCATTAGTACCAATGAAAAAGTTGCCTGAATTTTCAGAATAAGCAACTTCACCTTCAGCTAGTGATACTGGTGTTGCGGTAGTAGCCGATCTCTTTATCTTGATCAAATTCGCCATTTTGATTTCCTTATAATCTATAGATTGTTAATTAATTCTTTTGTTTGTATATACACCATTATTTATTAATTTTAATATTTTAATTATG